AAACTACACAAGCCCGGCGGAAGCAGAAATAGACAAGTTTATAGGCGCTATAATAAGCGATCCGACGACGGCGGAAGACTTCTTAGAAGGGATCACCCCGGGAAAAATTAAGAAGCTTCTACCTTCGCACGAAGTGACCCCACAGGAAGAAGCGGACTTAACCTACACCCGCGAAGAAATGGGGACGCTGCGGACTGGAAGCAAAGAAGAAAAAGCCCAGGTAAAGGCAGCGCGACGCGAACGGGCGAAACGCTTCTTAAGCGGCCTAACCTTAGAAGAATTTATAACGATCACAAAGACCGGCGCACCCAAGCGAAAGAAGGCAGCTTCCGCCGAAATACCAAAGGGAACGGCTACCGGCGTAGACGAATACGTAACAACCAAAGACATATTAAGCAAAGCCGTCTTTGGCGAACCTGGAAGAAACGGGAAAACGCTTAGCCTAATACGGAAAAACCCGGGAATTTTAACGCTATGGACTACGGGCAAGGGCAAAAACAAAAAGGACGTAACAATATATACGCGCTTAGACCCGGACGAAAAAGCTTTAAAAGCTGCGGGAATCACCATAGGAAAAAACCTTAGCAAATGCGCGCGCGAAGTCTACGGGGCTTTACTTAGTCATTGCTTAGCGGGAAACAGTATAGTTTCTTTGGGAATGGTAGGCGAAATTATATACAACGTCCGCGACGGAAGCGCCCTAACAGACGCCCAAAAAAAATATATTACAGACGGCGCAACGGAAATTTTCGCTACTTCCCTTTACGTAGACACCACGCAATCAAAAAAGACCAAGGAAGGGAAAGACGAAGAAGGCTTAATAACCCTACTGGAAGCCCAAAACATAAATATAAACCGGCTTGAACAAGTCTTTCCGGGACGCATAACAAGCGCCTATATTAATGGGAACTTAGTGGAAACGGCAATAGAACTATTTAGGCTTCCGACGCTTTACGAATTGCAAAACGCACTTGAAAAAGGGCAGATACTACGCGCACCAACTGAAATATTAAAAATACCAGGAAGGACAGACGAAGACATTATAACGATCCGGGCTTACTTGCTGCGGCGTATAGACGCTATGAAACATAGCAATCTTAGCCGCATGATAATCTATAAAAACATCCTGGACGAAGTAGGCGTAGACCCCACAGACAGGGCACAGCGGACGCGGAAAAATCGCATATTAAGCAAAGTAGAACGCGTCTTAGCCTACTGGAAGGAAGAAGGCTATATACACGACTACACCAAATTAACGAAAACCGGGAAACCGGTTAAGGGGACGGCTTCTATATACGAAATAGAAATAGGGCTATAATGATATTATGTATACATTGTATTTAATATATACATTGTATATCACCTTAGCCCCCCAAAAAGTGATGACAATACCCCCCAAAAAGTGATGACAATACCCCCCAAAAAGTGATGACAATACCCCCCAAAAAGTGATGACAAAAAAACCGGCCGAAAACACCCGCAAACCCGCATAAAATAAGGCTTTTTCGCACTTTTGAAAAATGGCTATAAGCTTTATAAGCTATATAAGCTTTATAAAGCGCTTAGCGCGTCCGCTTCGCTTAAGCTTGCGTCCGCTTAGCGCTATGGAAGATCCCACAACAAAAACGGAGCGAAAGCCCCCCACTGTGGGTACACACTAAACCGGCGGGAGAAATACCACCCCCAGGCGGAAGCTTACAAGACCAACGACACGAACGGCGAAGAAATTTTAGACAGCTTGCACAACCAACGAAGCGCGCCCGGCGCGGATCCGGGACGAACGACGGCGGCGAAGTGTACGGAATACACAAAAGCCCCCACAACGCGCGGAGCTGGAAGCTAACAAGCATACAACTGAAAATCGTATTTTTCGATTTTTGATTGTTTTTTACGATTTTTACCACTAAAACCGTTACCACTAAAAATTGTATTTTTCGATTTTTAGTACTGTTTTTCGATTTTCAGTACTGTTTCCGTTCGTACCAAAAATTGTTTTTTACAATTTTCAGTACCTTTTTACAATTTTTAGTACTCTTTTCGCTCCGTCAAAACTCGATTTTTAGTACTTTTTTCAGTGTTTGGGGCTTTGCGGTTTTCGTTTCTAGTCCTGGCTAACTGGCCTGGCTGCCACGAAGGGCAGACAGCAAGATACGCAAATGTCCGACATTTGCACTTATCTTGTTAGGGGCGTACCCCTAAGACCCCCAGACAGTAAAGCGAAGCGAAAACGACCGGCGGCAATCTATACGGAAAAGTCACGTTTATCTGATAGATGGACGCGAAAACAGAAACAATTTTAAAACAATTTGGGAAGCGGCGGCGCGGATCCTGGACAGGAACAGTTTAAATATTGCTAATTGTGCGAGATTCAGACACAAAACAGGCGGGCATATAAAAGCCCCCACAGAGAAAAAACGGCGATTCTTTCCAACTGTGGGGACACCCTAAACACCCGCCAGAAAGGACAGGCTATTTAATGTTATCAGAAAATCTATCAGAATTAAAGAACCTTCGGCAATGGGTAAATTATATCCGAATATGGAACCCGACGAAGAACGCCGGCGCGGGCGGTTATGACAAACCGCCGATTAACTCACATACACTATGGGACGCCAAAACGAACGATTCGACGACCTGGGCGACCTATTCCGAAGCGGAAGCTAATAAAGGCAAGACAGCAACCCATAAAGACAGCAAGCATAAAGACGAATATGGATTTGCTACAACGGTGCGGGCAAGCATAGAAGGCGCCGGCCTGGTATTAGCTAACGGTTATTGTGGCGTCGATTTTGACCATGTATTGGACGAATCCGGGAACGTTCCGCAATGGGTGACGGAAATTTTGAACACCTTAGATACATATATCGAGATAAGCCCAAGCGGGACGGGGCTGCATGGCCTTCTTTACTGTGGGGACTTACTGGAAGCCGGACGAAGTTTTAGCGGACAGTTTACGTTAACCAGAAACGGGGAAATAACTTCTGAAGCTGCAAAGGAATGTGAATTAGAAATATATTTTCCAACGACCGGCGGGCGGTATTTTACAGTTACCGGCAACGTATACCGGGACAGACCTATTAACAGAAACGCCGGACAGAAGCTTATACAGATATTTGAAAGTTACTTGGAGAAGCGAAGCGCCTATAATGCTGCGCTGCATCGCTCTCAATCTGCGGGGACTCATTACAGCACGCCAGGAAGACGGGCAACCGGCGAAGACGAACGGCGAATGATTGACAGCGCACTAAGAGCAATAAATCCGGGTGACTTGGATTTTGGAGCATGGGCGGCGATTGGATCCGCGTTAAAGCAATTAGGTTATTCCTGCGACGATTGGGAAGCCTGGAGCAGCTGCAACGGGACAAATATAAAACACGTTGCGAATTATACGTTTAAGAGGTGGGACAAGCTGCAAGCCAAAGAAGAACCAGCGCGCTTGATTGTTGGAATTGCTAAGCGTTTTGGATGGAACGCGGCGGAAGCTTTCGACGACAAAGCGCGGGCCGAATATGGGCGCAGCCTGTACAGCGAAGACGCCCGGAAGGAATACGGAAGAAAACTTCACGAAGAACGCCTTAACGAATGGCAAGAAGCACATATAGAAGGCTTCCAGGAATGGAAAGAACGACTTAAACAACGGAAGACGGAACCCACGCCGGCCCCGATCGGAGCGAAGTCCGGGCCGGAAGGAACCTCAAAACCGAAAAAAGAGAAGATAACTCCGGCAAGTTTCCGGGCATGGATGGAAGAAAGGCGGGCGAAGGAATGACGAGCGAAAAAAGCTATGAAGCGATAATTAATTCTTTTTGTCGTTGGTATAACGGGGAAGTATTCAGCGAAGAACAAAAACAATGGTTAAGTAACAACACTAATATTGACGAGTATAACGATATACGCGAATTTTACAGGGAAATGGGCTTCCAGGACGAAGACGGGGCCTTAACCGAAATCGGCAAAGAATCTCTTAAAGCATGGAAACAGGACGCCGGAAGCAAAACCGCGCCAACTGTGGGAACACAAACAAGGCCAGGCGATGACCGGCGCGAAGAATGGGAAACGGAGCGAATGACGCCGGAAGAATGGGAAGCTAATAACTATTATGCTGTGGAAATCTGCGAAGTTGACGCAATACCACTAGACGACAGAACAAAGCGCCATTGGCGTCTTGTTATTGGATATGATGACTATATCAGCGCACGGGATGACATACATAATAAAAATTGGTATATAGGCGGCGAAAGTTTTCAAACAGAAGCGCAATACTTCCCGGGATTATTGACTTACGAAGACGCAGTAAACGAATTTAAAACCGCAGACGAACGCCACTTAGAATTAAAGCACTTTCCGCAATTCAGCAAAACGGCAAAAATAAAAATACACGACAGCGCCGTAATAGCTGCGGATACCGGCGCGGGTAAGTCTTCACTTGCTATTAACTTCTTAAATGACCTTAACGACGACTACCCCGTATTATACTTTAACTTAGAAATGGACGGATTAACGATTTTACGGCGCTTAGTAGCGATCCGAACCGGAATAGAACTTGACAGAATAGAAGGCTACCAAAAGGACGAACACACGGAAGCCGCCGTAAATAGCGCCCTTCGCGCGATCACTTCCCGGAAGCCCCTACAGATACTTAAGGACGTTTACAACCTGGAAGACATGGAAGCAATAATAGCGAAGGCAACGAAAGACCGGAAAGACCCTACAATAGTTATTGTAGACCATAGCTTATTAGTACAGACGAAGGATAAAAAAGTAAACGGGCGCTACGAACGCTTTACACATATAAGTGAAGAATTGCGGCGAATATCCCGGCGGTATAATATTGTTTTATTTATCCTTCTACAGCAAAGTAGGGAAGGAAAAAAGGACGACACCGAACCGCCGAAAAATAGCAGCCTTAAAGAATCCGGTTCATGGGAAAACGACGCGACGCAAATTATATTTTTATGGTATGACCCCAACATAAAGCGGAAGAAGCTTATTATTACAAAGAATCGGAACGGGGACGGCGGAAGCTTCCTTCTTAATTACACGAAGCAGACGCAGACTTACACGGAAGCCAAAGAACAGCCCCAGGGCGGCGGCGCGTCTTTTGACTTGCATAACTTAACGCTTGACCCCACAGGGGGGCAGACGAAGCGCGACAAAATGCGCGACAAGCTGCGGGTAGCTTACGAAGACGTAGTAGCGAAGACCGGCGAAGGGAATGTAACTTTAAAAGACCTTGCGGAAGTCCTGGACGTTAAAACCGCGACCGTAAAAGGATACTTGAAGGAATACGGCGGCTTTACCTTAGACGGCGAAGCCGTAGACCCGGCTGGAATAGACAATATAGTAGAAAACAGCGGATTTATAATAAGACTTACCCCGGGCGAAGCTGCGGAAATCCCCTTCGACGATCCGGACGACGTAATAGGCTAAAAAGTCTAAAATACACTTAATACAAAAGCGCTTTACTAATACTTAGTAGGGCGCTTATTTTTATGTATTTAATGTATTAGTGAGAAACCGTAAGAACTTGTAAATACAATGTATACATGATATAATAATAAGTGAAAATATTAATATGTGTACACGAATTAAGGAAGGGAGCTTAACTGTGGAAACTCTCACGAAAGCGGCGAAGGAAGCCCGCGCCCAGTATGTTAGGGAATACCGAAAAACCGAAACAGAAGAACAGAAAGAAAAGCGCCGGGAATACGCCCGCGAATGGCGGAAAAAGAACCCGGACAAAGTGAAAGCCGCCCGCGTCCGTTACTGGAATAAGAAAGCGGCGCAGCTTAAAAACGGCGACTAACGCCGGGGAAGGAACGACCCTAAGCGAATGTTAGCAGCAATAGAAAACTATTTACCGGAAGGCGGCGAAAGCCCCGTAACGGCGAAGGAACTACAGCGAAGAACCGGCGAAGACGTCCGAACGATCACGGCGGCAATACAGCGCAGACGGCGCGAAGGCGTCCCAATAGTAGGCAGCAAGGGCGAAAACCCGGGCTATTATATCGCAATCACGGCGGACGACTTGCGGAACTACTGCGGAAGGCTTAAGCGCGAAGAAGCGGAACTAAGACGAACCCGTAGGGCTTGCGAACGGATCATAAACAAACTACCGGAAGGGGGCGCGGAATAATGCGAATACCACTTAACAAAGCACTTGCACCGAACACGAAGGAAGGGAAAATCCCTTCTACTGTGGGGACTTACCCCGGAAAGACGGACAGCATGAACAAAGAAATTAAGAAAGTAGCGGACGTAGCGGCGGAACTTGCGAAAGTAAACCCGGAAGCCCGGGCGCAGTATTTAAGAGGCATAGCAGACGCCCAGGCCGCACAGAAGGCCGCAGCCCAGGCGAAGGAAGACGCAGAAACGGAAGCGGCTTTTAATAAAGCTTGCGACGACGAAGCCCACGCCCGCGAAAAAGAAGTATTTTTTACAAGACAGCTTGAACGCCTGGACTATACCCCGCGAATGGAAGAGGCAACCTATTACAAACACGTAGACGCCGTAAAAGCGACCGTAGAAAAGGCGGCGGCAGACTTCCGCAGAGTAGCGGAAAAGGCTATAGACGACATAGTAGCGGCGAAAGCGGCTTATATTGAGATCACGAACGACGCGGACGCAGCATTAACAGCCCTGGACATGGCGGCGAACGTCCTACAGTCTAAGTATAGATATAAAGAACACTATGTAACGGGCGAAGGCGGAGAAGGGCGCGTACTTGCGGGAAAGACGGAAGACCGGAACGAATGGACTTTCCACGCGATCCGATACACCGGAAACGGCAAAGGCTACGACCTTATAGCGAAAGACGGGGCGAGCTGGAATACAAAGACTTGCGCCGCATGGGAAGCCGCAAGAAGAGCGGAAAAGGATTTTTAAGACATGAACAAAGACGAAGTAAACAGCTTTATAGCAACGGCAAAGGAAGCCGGGACAGGATCACGGACGAAGGCGCTTAAGACGCAGCCCCAGGACTTCACCGACGGAAAAAACGGAAGTATTAGCGGATACTTTGCGACCTTCCACCACGACTACGGGGACAGCTACGGCGACGTTATAAGGAAGGGCGCTTTTTTAGGGACTATAGCCCGCAGAAAGCAGACAGGCCACCCCTTCCCGCTATGCTTTAATCATGATTTTTCTTGCATTATAGGCCGCGTAACAGATATAGGCGAAGACAACAAGGGCGCTTATTTTACGGCGGAATTTTTCCCAACTGAAAAAGCCCAGGAAGTCCGCAATATCGTAAAAAGCGGCGTACTTTGGCAATTTTCTTTTGCTTACGATACCTTAGACGCGGGCAAAGTGAAAGCCGGGGACGGGACGACCGTAAACGAACTTAGGGAACTGGAATTATACGAAATAAGCGTAGTAGCAGTACCGGCGAACCCCCGGGCGACCTTGACCGACATTAAAACGGACGACGACGTAAGAAGCAAGCTTAGCCCGGAACTTAGGGCGAAGCGGGACGAAATCTTAGGCTTTATCAGACAGAATGAATCCCAGGAACGCGCACAGCGGGCGCAGCTTCTTCGATACATTAACGAAAGCTTAAAGGACGACGCGGAAGCCCAATTAAAGAAATATAGGGACATGGAAGCCCAGGCGCTTAAGGATATAGGGAAAGCGGAAATAGAAGGCTTAACGGACTGGAAACGGGCGCGAATGGGGGCGCTTGCTGCGATCCGAAAGGAAATTAAACGCCTGGAAGAAACAAACCGACACAAGACCGGCGAAGCTTCTATAAAGACCGGAAGCCGCCCGCTTAGCGAACCGAAAGCGAAAATAAAATAGCTATGGGAAAACGGGAAGACTTATTAGCCTATATAGAACGAATGAAAGCGGAAGACGAAACCGCGAAGACTTACGGGAACGACTGGAAGCGGCGCGACTGGAAGACACGGCAAAGCATGAAGGCCGGGGAACTTTGCTTGACTGTGGGAACACTTACCCAGGCGGAAGCCAAAGCAAGGCGACGCCCTGGAAGTATAGGCGCACGAAAAGCAAGACAGAAAGCGAAGGCATACCGGCGGAAGCTTAAGCGCCTGGAAGCTGTATTAGCGGAAAGCTACAGCGACTACAAAGCGACGACCCCGCAATATATAACCACCCCCCCCTGGGCGGGCTACGATCCAAGCCCAAGCCGTCACGGGATCACCCGGAAGGACAGCGAAAAAGCTATCTATAATGTAAACTGATAATACAATGTAGTCTGATAATACTATGTATATAGTTTATACAAAGGAAATATAAAGACAATGACAAAACAGACACTTCTTGAAACGTGGAGGGGATCCGGGAAATACGAAGAAGCTTTAGCCCTTCTTCAGAAGACAATGGACATGAAAGACGAAGCCGTAGCCAGCGTAGAAGTTAAAGTAGTTTCCGTCAATCCGGATTATACAACGACTGCGGAAGCCGTAACATTTAACCGGTACTACCAAATCGTAAAAGAATAACAGCCCCGCCACCGCAGCCGCGACGACTGGACGCAAAGACAAAGCGACGAACGAAACTTAATAGACTACTTACACCAAGCGACGAAGAAAAATAAAAAAGAAATATTTTTTTACTTTGGCTTACTGTAGGACCTTCCCGGCGACCGGCTAAGGGGGTAGGGGCCAACAAATCTTAGAAAGGTTCCTTCTGATAGAGAAGAAAGCCTCGCAGTGTTTTCCCCCTCCGAAAGCATTTTAGCGGGGTAGCACCCAGTCGGCGGGGTAGACCTTATAAGCCGCGATCCGGGCGGAATACAGCAGAAAGGACGGGCGACCAATGGCAAACAAAAAACCATTTACAGCGGAATATATAAGCTACGGCGCAGACGCCCGCTTACAACCGGAAGCGCGGGAACTTGCGGAACAGCTTTTCTTTATGCGCGGGAAACTGGAAGAGCTGCGGGAAGAATTAAAGGACGCGCCCTTAGTGACCGAATACGACAACGGCGGACAGCAACGCGGAACGCATATTAACCCGGCTTTTAAGGCGCACAAAGATTTAATATTAACATATACAAAGACGCTTAGCACCCTGGAAGCGATCATAGGGAAGAAAGACCCGGGCAGCCGGGAAGACACATTAACAGTGCTACGGAAACAATTTAAGACGACAACGCCGCGCCCACAAATTAGCGACCAAGACCAAAAACCGGAAGAACCAACGAAGGCAACCGGAACGGACGGCGAAGTAAAAAGCTACTGGAAAGCAGGGAAGAAGTGAGCCCACAGAAAGAAGGCGACGACTTGAAAAACTATAGCCGGGCTATGGAAACATTTTTATTTAGAAAATCATGGGGCGAAATCTTCCAGGCACTACCGGACGAAAAGGCGGGACAGCTTATTAAAGCAATATACGCCCACGTAAACGGCGAAGGCGCAGCCCTGGAAGACACGACCTTAAACAGCATATTAAAGACGATCACAAAGGAAATAGACTTAAGCGCTTATAAATATTTACTACGGGCGGGCTATTTTGATGAAGACGACGCGGGGGACGAATGACAGCGGAATATATTTCAGGCTATATAAACGGCTACGAAGATGGAATAAAAGGCGACCGCGCCCAGGATCACCCACGGCAAAACGACTATAACGCGGGCTACGACTGCGGACACGAAGACGGGACGCATAAAGAAGACCCGGACTACACACGGGGCGACCTGGACAGCTTCCGCAGAATAGAAGAAGACCGCTTAAGCTTCTTCGCAATCTGAAAGGGGGAACGAATGACCCGCAAACAATACCGGCGAAAAATGGATTTTATAAAGGGCTATAAAAGGGGCTACCATGAACGGCGCGGAATACCAACAAACGAAATACAATCTAAAAGCCAGGACTACAAGCGCGGATATATTGAAGCGAGAAAAGACTATAAAGGCAACGAACCCCCACAATATTAAATTCAATCTGTGGGAACACTTTTAAAAGACCACGGAGAAGGCGCGGAAACGCCCGTAGAAGGCGTTTATGCCCCTGGACGTAAACTTATATTACTCACCCACAAAAGCCCGCAGAAAAGCGAAATAAGCGGCTATTTATTGAACAAAAGAACCCACAGACCGGGCGGAAGCGCCCGGCTTTTTTATTTCATGTATACGCTATAAGATAGAATAATATTGACGAAGTAAGGGAAATAAGTTATATTTATTGTATACACAAAACCCTAAACACCACACCAAAAAAGGACGGAAGAGAAATGAAACAACGGGAGGGATAATGGCAAAACAGAAATATAAGGAAATACGCTTCCAAAGTAAGACGCTACAACTTATAGACATAATAAACGAAGTAGCGGAAGAATACCAGGCGAAAGGCTATGTTTTAACGCTTCGTCAAATGTATTACCAATTAGTAGCAAGGGGCTATATAGAAAACTCACAACGCAGCTATAAAAACGTCGGAAAGACTATAAGCGACGGACGGACGGCGGGGCTTATAGACTGGAATGTAATTATAGACCGCTTGCGGGGGCTGCGCGGACAGGATCACGAAGACAACCCCGTATTAGCTTTAGCGAATTTATCCGAAAATTATTCCATAGATAAATGGCGCGGACAGCCAAACTATGTAGAAGTATGGGTAGAAAAAGACGCTTTAATAGACGTAGTAGGCCGGGCGTGTAATGCTATAGACACGCCCTACACATCGGACAGGGGCTACACTTCCACAACCGAAATAAGAAACGCAGCCCAACGCTTTATAAACCACGGCGACAAAGAAGGACGCTTTATTATTTACTTAGGCGACCACGACCCAAGCGGCGTAGATATGACCCGCGACATAAAAGACCGCTTAGAACTTTTCGGCGCGGACGTAGAAGTAAAACGAATAGCACTCACAATGGAACAAATACAGACATACAACCCGCCGCCCGCCTTCGCTAAATCCGGAGACGCCCGGACGCCTAAATATATAAAGGAACACGGCTTAGAAGCATGGGAACTTGACGCATTAGACCCGGAAGTATTGCACGATTTTATACAAAGCGAAGTAGAAAGCTTAATAGACATACCCTTATATAACTATCTTTTCGACCAAGAACAAAAAGAACGGAAAGAACTTTTAAGCATAGCGCGGAATTATAGCGAAGTACAACGGCTATTAAAACAAGCTTAAACAGAAGGGGGATTACATGGACAACACAGGACAGGAATTAACAGACCACCGGCGGGACGCCCCGGAAAGTGAACGTGAACCCACAGAAGGAGAACCCCGCAGCGCTGCGGCTACCCGGAAGGCTTTTTCTTCCTCTACTGTGGGGATACTTAAACGCCTGGAAGACGAAACCTACAGCGCTTACGGCGTAAACAGCAACCCCGCCGGACTTAAATGGGTAGAAATGGCGCTTTACCTTGCTAAGCGGATCACGGAAGAACCGGGCTTACTGGACGCAATCACGGAAGCGGACTTAGACCAGCTAACGGAAGAAAACTTCCACACAGCCAGACACGCCGCCGAAATGGTTTTACACCTTAATAAATATAATACATAAAATACAATGTATTAACTGAATACAGAATAGAAAGGATATTACACAATGAAAAGAGATTTACAGAAATCAATAGAAGCATATAAAACCAAATATTACCACAGAGCAGACAGCAAAGGCGCCTTCTATGTCGGCGATGTAAACCAGATTATAGAACTATCAGAAGCGGAAACCACAAAGGAAACATTATATAAAGCAATCGAAAACGCCCTATACGCCGGTTATATGATCGGATACAGGACAGCAAAAAGGGAAGGAAGCATTAAGTAATGAAAATATTAACCTTCACAAATCAGAAAGGCGGAACGGGGAAGACTACTTCCGCGCTATCTGTGGGGGCAGGACTTGCGCGGAAGGGCTACAACGTCTTAATAATCGACCTTGACCCCCAGGGGAACGCAACCACGGCGGCGGGGATCATACCGGACGAAAAAGAACCCACAGTATACGAAGTCTTAAAGGGCGCGGCGAAGACTGCGGACGCGATCCGAACCACGACGGGGGGCTATGATATAGTCCCTACCGATATAAGACAAAGCGGCGCGGACATAGAATTAGCAAGCGCAGCCGGGCGGGACTTTATCTTACTGGAAGCCCTGGAAGCCGTAAAAGACCGCTACGACTACGCAATAATAGACAGTCCGCCAAGCTTAAGCGTAGTAACCTTAATGGGGCTTACTGCGGCGGACGGCGTAGTAGTAACGCTTAAAGCGGACTACTTAGCCTTAAACGGCGTAGCGCAGCTTAAAGACACTATAGACTTAGTAAAAAGGCGACTTAACCCGCGCTTAGAAGTAACCGGCGTTTTATTAACCTTCTACGACGACCGGAAGAACTTAGACAAAGAAATAGCAGTCCAGGCGGAAGAAGGCTTCCCGGGAAAAGTCTTTAGAACACGTATTAGCCAAGCCGTAGCACTTGCGGAAGCCCCCGCAGCCGGGCGCGATATATTCCAATACAAGCCCGGAAGCAAACCGGCGAAGCAATACGAAGACGTCGTAGACGAAATAATAGCAAGGACGAAGCCGTAACAGAAAGAACCCACAGGAAGGGCGCTCCCTACTGTGGGAACACTCAAAACAGAAAGGAAAGCTACACAATGGCAAGAAGCAAACTAAACTTTGATAACCCATTATTAAGCGGGAACGCTGCGGAAAGTGAACCCACAGGGAGAAAGAAAGCGGGACGCCCGCGCCGGGAAGACTTAGTAAGGGACAACAGCGCCCAGGACGGACTACCGGCAGAATATACGCGCTTTTCCGTAATATGCAAAGCGGACAACGTAAAAGACTTAAAGGACTACGCCTACACAAAGCGGATCACCTTAAAAGAAGCCGTAGACGAAGTAATAGAAAGCTTCTTCCGCGACTACCGCAGCAACCCGGGCAACGAAGCGTTATTAGACCATACAAGGGGGAAGAAATGAAATTGGAACGGGATATATACACAGCGAAGGAAGCGGCGGCGCTTATTGACCTTAGCCCCCAGGCGATCCGGGCGGCAATCCACGCCGGGACGCTTAAGGCGGAAAAGTTTAATACTTACTACATAATCCGCCGGGACGACTTAGCGGAATACCTGGAATACAGGGAAAGGCGGGACAATGGCAAATAAGAAGAAGCCTATAAACATAGACTACGAAGTAATAGACAACGCCACAGACGCGCAAATAGAAGCCTTCGTAAACCAATACAGCCGGGGCGACGAAGACGCTATAAGAGCCGTAGCGCTTTACAACGAAGCCGCTAAACGCGGGGACGCTTCCGCGCTTAGACTTATGGAACACTTTAACGAGATAGCGCGAACCAAAAACGCGGAATTTATACAGCGCCTACACGAAAAAGACCCGGAAGCTGTAGAAAATGCAAACCGCATAATAAACAATTACAAAAAGGGACAATTAACCCCAGGCGAAAGGGAATTTATTCTAAACTACACAAGCCCGGCGGAAGCAGAAATAGACAAGTTTATAGGCGCTATAATAAGCGATCCGACGACGGCGGAAGACTTCTTAGAAGGGATCACCCCGGGAAAAATTAAGAAGCTTCTACCTTCG